GGTATCTCGTAATTCGTACTCATGGGAGCGCCGTCACGTTGATATTCGGCGCTGGTACTGGATACGTGGTTCCCATATTCTGCGTTGCGCCATTCTGCTCAGGATTCGCCATAACCGATGAATCGGGAACGGTCACGGTCTGCGTCGTCGCCATCAGGATCTGACGGAACGTGATGCGGATCAGCATCGAATTTTCCGTCTTCTGGTCGGTCGTCAGTACCAAGCCCTTGATGAGCATGTTCTGGTAAATTCGACGCGCCGTCGATACCGTAAAAAGCGTCCTGTTGGCGCGCTCGACCAGCAAGCCTTGATACGTTTGATTGATCGAGCTTTGGCTGGGACTCAGAAGGTTTATGACACCGCCGGCAAACTCTGCAGCGCCCACCACCGCCTGCACGGCTGGGCTAGCATTGGCTGCCGCCCCAAGGAGTTGATTCAATGGACCGGTGATGCTCGGGCTATTCGAAAAGCCAGCAGTAACCACCAACCCCGATGGCATAACGAAGGCATGGTCAGAAATCGCCGCGCCTTGCTCAACAGGATGATCGGTGATTTCCGTATCATCCTCGTGCACTTCCTCAACCGTCACCTGGGCGATGATGCTCGATCCATCGGAGCCGACGAAGCTGCGCACGGGCTTGATCATGGCCAACTGCAGGGCAAAACCCGCGGCCGCGCTCGCTACTCCGAAAACATCGCTCACGCTACAGCTCCAACAAAATTACGCACCAAGTCGCCGTTGACCCGTCGCTGCTCACTCGCCACCGAGCGCGCAGTGCCGTGCGGATCGGACGTTCCACTGACGTGAATGTCGGTCTTCTGGGTGACGTTCACAGATGTTCCGCCGACGGGAGCGCCGACGCCAATCTTTCCGTACTGCGCGCCGTTCTCATGGCCAAATATGGCTTGCGCCACACCGCCAAGCTGATCTCCAGACAGATGCTGGTCGGCAGAGACGCCAAGCTTCTTGGCGACATCGGCGATATAGGCCGCAGTATCGTTTTCGCTGCCTGGCGCCCACCTAGAGATAATGGTTCGCACGGTGTCAATGCCGCGCGCCGCATAACTCTGCAGCAGAGCTATCGCGGCCCGTATGCCGTCCTGCATAGACGCAAACGTGGCGAAGTCGCCATCGCTGCCGGTGGCGCCGTGTTGGTTGGCGAATGACCCTGCCGTGATGTTGCCCGGATTGTTATTGCGGATGCCGCGCGGCGTGCGTGAAGATCCCGCAGAAGAACGTCCGGTCGCCGGCTCTTCGCTGATCTTCCCAAAGTCAGAAAAATCACCGTCTCCGGATGGCTCCTCTAATATCTTCCCGAAATCCGAAAAATCGCCAGCGTCGTTGTTCACTGGCGCGCCGTTCACGCGATGCACGCCAACCTCTGTATCGATGAGTGAATTGAGTCCGTTGAGCGCCTGTTCGGCGAACCCATCCGCGCCCTTGTAATCGCCGTTCAGCGCTGCAGTTATTGCCTTCCCGGCATTCACGATAAAGCTGAGTATGTTCTTGATTTCGGACCAATCGTTTGAACTGCTGCCAATGGTGATCTTCAAATTGGATAGCGTCGTAAGCTGACCAATGAGATCGCTGACAGCTTTCGTTGCAGCCACGATATCATCAAAAAAGCCGTCGACCTCTTTGCCCGTCTTTTCCCAATCAATCGTGGAAATCCAGTGCGCTAACTCTTGAACTGCGCTCGCGATCGCGCTGGCTACCTGATCGGCATGCCCTTCTTCCCACCGCTCGAATTGGTCTATCAGCGGGACAATGACCGGATTCAGCTTCGACTCGATGACCACCCACAGCAACTCGAAATCATTCGTGAGGTTACGAATCGAGTTATTGAAATCTTTGCCAGATTCCGCGGCTTGGGCCGGGTTGATATGGAAATCGGCGAGCTTTTTCTGATACTGGCGCTCAAGGTCAAGGCGCTTATCCTGGCCTTGCTCGAGCATTAGCAATGTGTCGGGATCGATTCCGAACAGGCCGGCATAGGCGGCAGCCACGTATGGCTTTTGCTCCTTCATTTTCGCGATGAAGCTATCGAACTTGGCTGCGGGCCCATCGCCGGTCACGCCTAGCGAAGACAGCAGATTGTTCGTACCGGGACTCAGGCGCAGTGTGCGCGCGAAGCCCTCTAGCGAAGATTGCGCTTGGTCGGCGGTTAGCCCGATCTGCGCGGCCGCATAACGCAATCCCATGATGTTACCGGCTGCTTCATTGGTTCGCTGCGAGGCGTAATACAGCTTTTCCATCTGCGACGAGATAACAGCCACGCCAGCCACGATGCCAGTCGCGGTAGCGGCCACAGCTACGCCGGCCAACTGCACGCCCTTGGAGACAGTTTCAACAGCCGTGACGAACTTCTTCATGCCGACTTCATCAACTTTGAAGCCTAGCTTGACGAGGAACTCGCGCAATACCTCTTCGTTCATTGTCGGTCTCGGTCTGCGGCTTCCTGAAGCCTCGTCTGATTCTCAAAGCGCACGCTGAGGATGTCGTTCATGATCGCGATATCCTCAAGACCCAGCGTGCCGTCCATCATGGATTCGTACTTGCACATCCCGTTATCGAGAGGTCGCCACAACCAATCCTCGCCGTCCGGCATCGAAACTAGTGCGACACGCGAACCTATACGATCGCCGCCGAAATCTAGGCGGCGCCGGGAAAAAAACCACTCATATTCCCCTGGATCACGGCAACAGCAAGCTGAATCATTTGCGGCATCGTGATGTCTTGGAACATGAGTTGACCGGCATTGTTGACCACGCGAGCCGGTGCCGATGCGCCTTGTGAGCGCGCACACACCGCCAGGCAGGCGTCGATGATGTAGTTAACGTCCTCGTCGCTCATCTTCGAGAGGATTTCTGCGATCGGCCCAACGCTGTCGAGCAAATCGCCTTTATCAGCGGATTTCATTGCCCCAAGGCCGGGCAGCAACGGCGCCAGCCGACGTGCCACGTGGAATTGCTTGCGCACATCCATCTGTCCGATGCGATACGAATTGCCGCCGATTTCAATAGGTTCGTTCATGGCTTACACCGCTGCGAGCGCTTGGTCCATCACGCCGATATCAAAATTCCATTCGATCATGCCGGCTTCGGCTGCGTAGGTGTTGCTCGGCACCTTGGAGAACGCGACCTGTTGGCATGAATACTGGTCGCCGCGGACAATATCCGAAGCGGCGACAACGTTTTGCCCCCAGTTGGCAGAACTGGTGCGCTGAAAGCTGAGCATGGCCATCAGCAGGCCGTTCGTCGGCGATGTCTTCTGTAGGCGTACCGTCGCCTTGCCCCCCTTGCTGGCGATCAGGCTATGCATGGCGTCTCCGCCGGCGCCAATGGTCATCTTATTGACGTCTTCGACAGCCTCAAAGGTCACGCCTTCCTTAGCATCGCCCGCCACGTTGCCGAGCGATACCGATCCTCCGGGCCCCGTGATCGTCATAGTGAAATCTAGAAACGAATAAACACTCATGAGTGGTCTCGATTAGGGATTGACGTTGATGGCGAAGTCGGCAAAATGCACGGCGCCGGCCAATTTGAAGGCGATCTGGAAAGGAACACTCTTGCGCGCAGCACGGTCGGCCTGGCTTTGCGAGGCGACCGGCGGTTGATAGACGTAGAAGCCTTTGGGCAGGAAATCGCCTTGATTCAAGGTGCCGAAGCCGCCGCTATTCCACACGCCCGGAGCTCCGAGTCCGTTGGTCACGTACTGCTGGCAAATGGCTTCGAGTTGCAGCGCCAAGATGTGCATACCCGCGTCGGTCTGCGGTATCTTCGTGATTGCGGTGTAGAGCGCGTTGTACAGCGCAGTCTGCGCGTCGATGACCAGCGCATCCATGCCGACGATGGTGTCGATGAACTGACCGGACGCGACTTTGGCCGGCTCGATAATCGCGGTATTGTTGTTGTAAGCGACGTAGACGTTACAGTTCTTGCCCTCAAGCGCGGCCATCTGCGTGGTGTTGAGCGTTTCCGCCTGCACGCCTGGCTCCTGCTTGTACATCAGCGTTATCACGGTGTTATTGCCCGTGTAGTCCACCGTCAACTGACGACCCAGCAGCGAGTTCACTGCGAAGGCGCTGTTGCTCGAAAACTGTGTACAGGTCTTGTTGAACCCGAGCGCCTGAAGCTGTGCGGCAATGTCGGTCGTCGTGACCGAGTTGAGTACGCCCGCTTCCTGCGTCGTCACACCGTAGAAGTGCTTGTTGGTCGTGGCTTCGATAAATGCCGCAAGCGCGAGGTGATCACTATCGGCTGCACCGCAGACCGTCAAGCCATACCATTGCTGGCCAAACTGGTTATCGAAGAGCGCAGCGGCGGACACCGCAGACTCCGCTGCCACGCCCGGCGCCACAAACGCACCTGACGATGCAGCGGTCATGCCGAGCATCGAAGAGATGTCCGTCCCGGAGCCGCCGCTCAGCGTTGCGCCCGAAGGCGTCGCCACCGACGCGGCGAGCGTGAATGAATTGCCGGCCGTGCCGGCCGTCTTGTAGACGACTTGGAGCGCCGTGCCAGCTTGGTTGACGGAGTAGACCGCCTTCGACAGATTCGTATCGGTGGACTGATTCAGGAACGTGACGGCAGCGGCAAGCGTGGCCGCCAACGTCGTGCCGATCAGGATTTGATTGCCGGTTGTGAGCGCGGTAACGAAGGTCACCGCCGTACCGCCAATCGTGATCGTCGCTGCGGCGCTCGGGTTGAGCGTGAACGTCAGCGAGCCGGATGCGGTAGGCGCACTGGCAAAACTGAGCGTCGAAGTGGCGCCGGTCGTGCCGTCGGTGATTTGGAATTGCGCGAAACTCGAATTCCACACGCAGGTCGATCCTGCGACGGCCGCAGCCAAGGCCGTCTGGATCAGTGCGGCAATACCGTTGAGATTCACCGACGTGCCGAAGCTGGCCGGCGAGATCGTGTAGGGCGATCCGTTGATCGTGATCGAGAAGGCCGGCGCCGTGATGGCCGTCCACGCCGACATCAACTGCTGCGCAACCGACAGTGACGCGCCGAACAGTTGTGCAGCCGTCGCGGTTTGTGCCCAGCGACCGATCAGGACATTCGCCGGCTGGGGCAACTGGCCGAACCAGTCGACAGCGGCCAGGTATTCAGGTGCAGTAGTACCAAAATCTCCAGCCACCGCAGTAATCCCGGTGTACGAACGCATACGCGATGCCACGTCGATCACGGGCGACGAACCCAGGATCAACTCGGTATTCAGGTTCTGCGCCTGAGCCGCGCTCGGCGACAGATTCACCGTGCCCTGAATCAACCGCGAGATAGGAAGTTGAGCCGTCGTCATTGTGCGATCCCAATAGAAAAAGCCCGCACGCGGCGGGCTCGATAAATCGTTGTGTGAGGTGTTATTGCGAGACTGAAAAAGGCTGCGTAAGCGGGTCGGAATTCACGGTGCCGTCAGCGGACAGCACATTCAGCACGGCATAGGTGCGGGTTACTTGGCGGCGCACTCGCACCTGGAGGTCATACCGGCGAATCCACTGCTCATTGAAGAAATCTGGAACAGGCAGCACTCGCCCCGTTTCGACGAGGGCTATTCCGTTGCCGAGCAGCGCTTCATTGTTCTGCGGCACCATCGCACCATCGGCCATCGTGTTGGCATAACGCATACCATTCGGGCCGTAGAAACTCATCAAGACATCGATGATCTGGTTGCGGATCAGCGTGTCGCTGCCGTCTCCCGTGCCATCGTGTTGAATAGTCGGAAAAACATCCCGATCGGATTCCGACACGCCGAGCGCACACCAGTTGGTGCTAACTGGTGGCTGGAGCGGGACCGTAGTTTGCCAGCGAGGGCGAACGAGCGAACCGGCCAACCCGGTGATGCCGACGACCCATGCCTGAAATATCGCGTCTAGGTCAGCATCTTCCAGAGGCGGAGACGCGACTGCCGGCGCTAGATAGCCGCCCGTACTCGAATCGTTCGCCATGGATCAACCGGTCAGAGAAATAATGGTGCAGGTCGCGGCCACAAAGCCGCGGCCATACGTTGAATAATCGTTGACGTTCGTCACCGTCCACTGATTGCCCTGCCAAGTCACGATGTCCGCATCTAATCCGCATTGCCCATCGGTCAGGCGGAATTGTGTGTGGACGGTGATCGTGTCGGTGATCTTCGTGCCCTCTGCCACACGGCGCAGCACTGAGCCATCAAGGCTCGTCACGACGCCATAGAATTTCTTGCATTTCGGCGTGTCGATCGCGATGCCATTGTCGCCAACCGTCTGCATGTTGCGCATTACAGACAAGCCCATATCGACGAACTCTGGATCCAGTAGCACGTCGCTGACGTCGAGCAATGGCATGGGCTATTTCTTGCGAAGAACGTACGTGATGGCGTTGCGCAGACCGCCGGTTACAACCAGCGTATTTTCCTGCGTGATGCCCCTAGCCTTGCGAGCCGCGATGGTCCGCTTGGCAAGCTCAGGCTGGATATTGCTGTTGATCTTCCGCTTAACGGAGTTTTGGGCGACGAAACCAGCCGAGTTAAGGGCTTTCTCGATACCAGCTTGAGATCCGTCTAGCGCAGAATCGGCGGCCTTCCCAAGTTGGTCGGCTACCTTGCTTTGCACCTCATCAACACCCGGCACGAGAAACGGACGCGCGGGGATGTTGTTGATCGGCGATCCCTTCTCTTGGATGTAGCCGATGGCCGCGTTGCTGATCGGGCCGTCTTTACGATCTGGAGCGCTGTCCGGGATGCCCACCAACACATCCTGCTTAACCAGATCGGCAATAGCCTTCAGAACCTTCGACATCTTGTCGGAGGTCATTGAGGCGCCGGAATCCATGGTTTTCCTAGACTTGCAAGCCACCTGCACCGAACATGCGGCCAAGGCCGATGAAGCGGACACCATAGCTGGTCAAATTCCAAAACCCCGCGTCGGTCAGCGTCGCGGCGCTCGTGTCGTAGCCAACACTTACCTTGTCGACGGACTTGGAAGCGGTCGGCCCTTTCAGCTCGCCGGGGATGCCGCCAACTTCTGCCGCCATTTGATCGCGCGCAGAAAGCACAAGGTGGTGCGCCGTGAATAGCTCTAGACCGAGATTCGTGAGCGGCCCCCATCGAGTGGCATTCACCATCGATACGGCGACAGTCAGCCACGCTTGAACGAGCACGTTCGGGTATCGCTCGACATCAGCGAACTCGGGGAAATCGGCGCGAAACTGGTCTGGATCCATGCTTTACGCCTTTGCGTGGCGTCCGGGTTTGCGTTTGTCAGGCTCGGCGCCGTTAGCATCAGCGCCGTCAGGCGCTTCGTCGGTATGCAGCCGCACAAACCAATGATCGCTGTATTCAGCGGGGATTGCGTCGCCAGCTACGAAATAAAGCGGCCGGCAATCGTCGCGGGTGAGCGTGAAATCCTGATTGGCGATACGGGTCATACTGCTTTCCTTGCGAATTCGCCGAAGCATTTCTCCTCGGCAGCTTTGCGTGCGGCGGCGGCATCCTCGATAGAATCAAAGTATCCGAGATGGATAGCTTCTCGGTCAACCATGATGCGAGCTTGCCATTTTCCATAGTGCTTGGCGAAACCGACTCCACGAATCCCGCACGCATTGTTGCGATGCGTTTTTCGGTTCTGCATGTTTTGTTTTCGACTGACAATCCTGAGATTCTCCCATCGATTGTCATTGATCCGGCCATTTATATGGTCAATCTCAAAGCCTTTCTCTGGAAACAATCCAGTGGTCAACAGCCATGCCATGCGATGGCCACTGTAGTTTCGACCATCAACACGCACATAAACGTACCGATCGCCGCTCTCGCCCGGAAGCCCACCCGGGAATCCAGCAACTACTCCAGGGTGCCCTTTGCCTTTGTGAACCTTCCACCGAATCAATCCGGTTTCCGGCTCGTACGAAAAAAGCGCCGACAGAACTTGAAAGTCACTTGGCATCTTCTCACCGCCAATTAATAAGGAACACATATTATATCGTGTTCCTAAGGCTATTTCTTAAATAGCGTCTCTGTAACCCAGCGTAGTATTGTATCGAAATTCTACTTGGCCAAATCGCGCCCAATAGGTTGTTATTTGGAAAAGAGACCGATATTCCAGCGGCGTGCGCTGCAATTCGGTCAACGGGTATTGGACATACTTCTTGTCCTTGTTGTACACGACCATGCGATCGACAGTGCCCAGCGTACCTTGCGTGCCGCCTACGCCAGCACCGATCAGCCATTTGAGCGGGAGAATCTCTAGCTTCGTGCCCGACTTCGTGCAGATGTTGTTCTCGAGCAGGTACGTCAAGATCGAGTAGTTGGCGGCGGTGTTGACCATCGTCGAAGCGAGATAGCCGTACTGTGCCGGTGGCAACAGCGCGCGATTCGGCATGACAGCCCAACCCGAGTTCATCCAGGTGGTCGTCAGAACTTCGTTGAAGTCCTTCAGGATCTCTGCCGGGGTCTTGGTGGTCCATTGCGGCGTGCCTGCTGCGCCGTTGGGCACATTGGTAGGCGTGACGGTCGCGATCGAGTTGATGAGCCCCGTGAATCCTTGGGTCGAATCGCCGATATAGACGATGTTGTCCAAGTCCATGTTGCGCTTGAGGTTCATCGCCTCGACTTTTTGCACGTCGATCGGCTGGCCAAGTGCTTGCGCCTTCACGAGTTCGGGCACCGTGAACTTGACTTCTGCACCCCACAAGCGCATCGGCTGCGGCGTCTTGCCGATATCGAGCGACGGGCCAGCGATCGCATTGCCTTCGTTCGAAATCCAGTTCAAGCCGTTCGGGTTGATGCCGCCCGACATGGCGAATGCGGAATTCGTCCACGACGCGATCTCATCGGCTGGCGAAACATCGGTACGCAACTCGATGTCGCGCGACCAGGTGAACTCGACCAGCGGCTCATTGAGCGTTTGGTCCAGGCGTTCGAGCTGGCCCACGAGAAAGGCGCCGGTCGAGTCGACTGTGGCACGGTCGTAGGTGTATTGCTGGTCTTTCGTGTAGGCTCGCACGAGTTGCTGGGATGCCACCGCGATTTCCCGGCGCTTGAGGTACTTCTGAACAGACATGTCCATTTAAGGCTCCTGGAATGCAAAAACCCCGCCGAAGCGGGGCCTATCAATGCGCAGTTAAGCGCCGGGGATCAGATGTTGAATGCGATTTCGGTGATGCCGAAGGCGTCAGCGGGACCGGTGAAGTAGGTGTTGGACGGCAGCGCAACGGTGTTGGTCGTATCGGACGCGGCCTCAAATCCGCCAAGCGGCTTCCCAGTGGACGGCGTGGCGACGCGCACAAATACCGTGCCGCCCTTGGCAGCAGCAGTCGTGCCGCCCAGTGCCACATCGACATAACCGCGCTTCAGGACATCGACCACGCCGAAGGTGGGCGGCGTCGAAGTGCCAAGCGGGTCGGTGCCGTTACCCTGAATCGGGTAGGCGCGCAGGTTGATGCCGTAGACCAGCGCAGCGGTATCGGCCGAGTTATTGATCGGCGTAACGAGGCCGCCAACCAGCTTGACTGCGACACCAAACGCTGTCGGGGGCGCGGCAGAATTGATCTGTTGCGTTTCGATGGTCGCGACTTCAGCGCGTTGGAGGTCACCGGCAAAACCAGCCGGCATGCGGAATTGATAAGCTTGCAACGAGGGCATGTCGGCTCCTTACTTACGGTTGGACCAGAATTCGGCGTTGCGCTTGTTGATATCGCTCCAGCCGGAATTTTGGTTTTCGGTCTTCGTGGTCTGCTCGACGCGCGAATTCTTTTGTTTCACGAGCTCGGACGCGGCGTTAAAAAACGCCTTCGTCGAGTCGCAAGTCATCTTTGAAACATCGGCGCCACCGGTTACGGCTTTCACCAGATCGGCGTTGTCGTTGTCCAGCGCTGCAATCAACGCGCGACGGCGCAGCACGCAGATCGAGTCGGTGGTTTTCTTGACGACGGCCTTGGCATCGAAGGTCGGCAGCTTCACGCCGGGGGCGAGAATTTCTGCGCGGGCCTTGGCGTCCTGAAACTCGTCGCGGAAGGCGGTCGAGTCGCCGGTTTTGGTTGGCTTGTCCTTATCGACTTCCTCGTCCGAATCGGTGGTTGTATCCGTGTCGGTGTCGGTGTCGACATCCTCATCGGAATCGGTTGTGGCTCCCGCGCCCTCCAGCTTGGTCACGCGATCACACAGCGCCGTTACTTGCGTACCGACCGCAGCGATCGCGTCGAGCACCGCCTTATTCGGGTCGACCTCATCAGCATCCTGAGTAGCCTCGGGCTTCGTGCCCGCCTCCGGCATATGGATGTGAATGTGTTGGGCGTCCGACCCGGCGCCGACCTCGGCATCCGAATCTTTGACCTCGGCCAGCGTCTTTTCGAACTCGTCGGAATCGCGGGTCATGAACAGCTTGCGCAACTTGTCCGCGATGGACGGCTGCGCCGATTTCTTTTCAGGCATGGATGAATCTCCAATGGAACAAACGGAGCCGCAGCGGGCACTTTTTACTAGCGCGACGTGGTTGCCCACGATCGTGGTTTGGGCCGCTCGGCCCGGTGAAATCTGTTTGTAGTCGGCGTCATAGCCGGGTGACACTTCGACCAAGCCGTTTTGCACCTGATGAATGGCGTACTTGTCCATGATCAGGAGGTCGGCCAATAGGAGATTGGCTTGCTCGCCTTCGCCGCGGCGCACATTGGTCGCGGAGCCCTTTGAAAAAACCATCCACGTCGCGGGGCTGATCAACTCTGCCGGGTGATTGATCGTGATTGGCTTCAATTCGAAGCTGGCGATCGTCTCTTTGCTGAACAGCACGTCCTCGCCGCGCTCGACGACGATAATTCCGTCCTTATCCTCAAGTTCAGGCAACTCGACGCCGGCATAATCCATCGTGCCCAGGCGTGCGATAGGCACCTCGAAACAGATCAGGTAGCCTTCAGGCGTCCACGAGCGCTTCGGCCCGATCTTCTCGGACACGAGAAATTGCATGTCAGGCGATGCGCGATCCTTCGTAAGCACGCGCTTTGGCACGCAGGCTTCGCACTGGCACGCAGAGGTCATTTCGTATGGGCGTAAAAAAGCCCGCGCGCGGCGGGCTGTGTTGTTTTTGGCGGATCAGTCTGGAATGACAACTCGCTCCCAGCATCTGCAATTCGGGAAACAACCGGCGTGGCCGGTCATGCCATCTAGCGTTGGTGGGTCGCCCCAAGTAACCAATTGGCCCTGCATGGCCTTATGCGATGGGCGCACATCCGAATCGCCTGAGGTTTCCCAGAAATATCCTGGGGAGCCAATGTGCATCGCTCGCGCCTGCGTCAGCGTCGATGCGGTGCGAGACACCTCAGTTCGAGCAATGAGCGTGGCTTTGCTCTTCGAGACTTCACCCGATCGCATGATCTCTTTCGCGATCTCGCTGGCGCGGGTCGAATCCTCGATGCCGGCAAGCGTTAATTGATGCACGCGTTGGGCGGCGTCGGTCGGGATGCTTTGGATCAGCCCAACTTGCTCGGCAAGTAGTTCTTGCATCACGCGGCCGGTAGGCGCCGTGCGAATCTCAAGCCGCAACGCTCGTGACATATCTTTCGACATCTCAGCCCAGCCGCGCTCGTCGCGTAGCGCGACATCCATCAACATGCTGCTGGCCGTCGACGTCGCCCACTGTTTTAGCATTGCCGAATAGGCATCGAGCAATTGGCTGATGCGCGGCGCCGAATCGGGCTCGCCCGGAGGAAAGCCGGTTACGATCATGCCAACCTGATGCGCGACCTTACGAAGCTGTGAGCCGTACTTCTGCTCGATCACCTTGGTCTTTACGGGGTTATGGCCGCGCTTTCGGTCAAGCGTGAGAATCATTGGAGCGTTTCAGGAAGCGTTTGAAAAATGAATCTTTCGTGGGGCTTGTGAGCGCACTCAAATCGGGCAGACCTTCGGCGGTCTGCGGCGGCTCGGCGGCGGCTTGATCCTCAGCCTCTTGGATCATCTCGTCGGTGATATTGCCAAACAGGCCCGAGACCGGCGCAGACGCCTTAAGCTCTTTCATAGCTGTTGGTTTATCGATCAAGTCTGCATCGACCGCCGCGACAACGGCCGCCGTCTTCTTCGTGGCGATATCCGATTTCTCAAGCTCCGACATCTCTTGCAAATTGCGGAACTCGAACTGGAAATCGTCGGCAAGAGGCTTGCCAAGCGTCGACATCGACATCACGGCCAGCAAGCGATATAGCGGATTTCGCAGGCGCCGCTCCTGGCCCTGCTTGACCTTCTCGTGGTACTGCTTCATCTCGCCTTCGCCAGTCGCACCTAAACCGGTGGGCGACTGCCCGAACAGACGGGTGAATGGCGTGCCGAGTGCGCCGCACAATTGCTGCGCGAACTGGAGCAACATATCCGACAGGCCGGCGAAAGTGTAGGAATGCGCCTCGAATTTATCCTTGGCGTCCATCACCGTCATGCCTTCATTCGTCTGGGCAAGGCGCGTGAATTCCATCTGTGCCTTGAGGCCGGCCAACGCGGGGCCGCCAGCGGCGATAATATCGCGTAGCCCCTCGACCTGATACGTACGCAGGTGGGCTTTGTAGATCAACTGGCCGGCGCCTACCGACGCGCTATCGAACGCGATCAGGCGATCCCACATCGGCTCAAGAACCGACAGTCCCCAGCCGTTTTCGCTCACGCGCTGGTAGAACGGCAAATCCATGCCATCTAGGCGGATGACGCGCGAATAGTGAATGTGCGCCTTCGGGATGGCCGCATAGTCGGCGATCACGTCGTAAAACACCGGCTTTCCCATGTCGGGGCCGTAGTCGGTGACGACAGCGCCAACCGGT